CCGTAACGGAGCCGGGAGACCCCGTACCGGCAACGCCCGTGACCGAGAACGATACGCCAGACCCTTCGACAACGCTGACAGAGCCGGGAGAACCAGTCCCAGCAACGCCTGTGGGAGATGTTGTTACTCCCTGGGTCGTGGTTACACTGCCAACCGCTCCAGTCCCAGAAACACCCGTGACGGATGCAGTAACACCTGTACCTTCAACAACAGAGACTGAACCTACTGCCCCAGTGCCTGTAACACCTGTCGGCAGTACCGTTATACCTAAGTCAACGGTAACGGAGCCGACAGCCCCTGTGCCCGATACCCCTGTGATAGAGACATCAACGCCAGAACCTTCAACAACGGTAACTGAACCGGGAGAACCTGTACCCGCAACACCCGTGGGAGAGGTCGTTACTCCTTGGGTAGTCGTTACACTGCCAACAGCGCCTGTACCGGCAACGCCTGTTACAGAAGTATTCGCATCAGAACTAACGGTAACGGAGCCGACAGCCCCTGTACCCGATACACCCGTGGGAGAAACGTTCGCATCACTAACAACGGTGACGGAACCAATGGACCCAGTAGAGGAAACCCCTGTTACAGAGGCATTCGCATCTGCGCTAACAGTAACTGTACCAACCGAGCCTGTCGCAGATACGCCGGTAACAGATACGGCAACGCCAGCCCCCTCAACAACTGTGACGGAGCCAATCGCACCCGTTCCTGCGGTGCCTGTGACTTCGACAGGTAGGGGAGATCCCCACGCGCCTTCGCCCCAGTCACCACGGCCCCAGCCGTTGATGTTAGCCATGAACTACCCGTTATTCGATACGGATAATCGCGTTAGACGCATCCGCTGCTGGGAACTGAATGGTGAAATCCCCAGAGCTAGAGGTCTTATCTGCACCAAAATCTAAGGAACATACAGATGGATCGCCTGACGCGCTTTCATTAAAAATAAGCGCACCTCTTGCAGTGAGGCTGCTTGAACTAAACGTCAAGTTAGCAAAATCTGTCAAACCTGTAGTACCGGAAGAACTTGGATCAACCCGAGTTAACGCCGCACCTTTTGCGGTATAGCCCGTGCCTGATATCTCGGCTGTGGTCGTATATGCAGTGGTAGCTGCGCCCAGAGAAGCACTGCTTGTATACATTGCCAAGTTGAAGGTGCTACCTCCAGTGTTTTTGAAATTGTGGACGGCTTCTAAAAGTTCTTTCTTAAAAGACGTACACATTGCAGTTGCGATTGCCATTATAGACTCCTAATTATGTCTGCCATGTCCTTATGGCCTTGACGTTCAAACTCAACAATTAAAGTGGTTCTATCACTCTTAATTGCCTCTTGTATACAGTGTAGCGCCGTAGCTCTAACCGATTCTTTAAAAGCTTGCGCTTGTTGCGCTATTGGAGGAGCGCAATTGACCCCTACTCTCACAATACGGTCTGCAGCAGCCTGTGCCCAAAACGCAGGATCGTGTCCACCATCTACCGTGGTGGTGACAATTACATTGCCTATTCCCATTTGTGACGCTTCAATCAGCATGCTTTTATTTTAGCCTTTATCAATATCATATCTATATTCATCTCGAGCTCCATAACCTTCGCCAATCCTTTTCAATGCAGATACTGCACTTACAAATCTTTGCTCATAACTAGGCACCTCTTCTGCGACTTTTAAGAAAGTTGCAGCTTCTATAAGGGTTCCGTACAACAAAGCATCAGGGGCATTGGTAGAGAGCCAGGTCGTTCCGCTATCCGCTCCAGCGGTCAATGATTCTGGTCGATACTTGTAATGTAATTCAAAGGTGTAATTAGAATCTGGCGTAGGACCAAGAAGGAATGTGTTGTCATCAAACAACGCATAGTATTTAGGGGTTCCTGTTGTTGACGCATTTGGCGTGTAGTCCCTGATGAAAGAGACATGCTTAAACAACAGATAGTTGTACACGCTGCTTGATATAACCGCCAAGCTATAGGGTGCCAAAAAGTCAGTAGGCGTCGATAGATAGGTATTACTAGATGCAGCAGTGCCTGTAACATTCTTTCGGAAAACAGGCAGTTCTACGTTTTTAAGAATCCTCTCCTCGGCCTCTTTTATAAAGGTGGTTAGTTGCGTATCAAAAGTTGTTTCAGACGTTTCGCAGTAGTCTTTTACCGCTGTTTTTAATGTTGCTAACGTAAAACTCATGATATCACCACTACAACAGTACCAACTTCTCCTGTTGCTCCGCTTGCCGTGAATGCAGAACCTATACTATCACCTGTTACGGTAATCATCGCATTAGGATTTATCGTCCTCACAACGCCATCACCAGCAACAACGGATGGGGACAACTGTGGCCTGGGGTCTCGTATAGCCTCTGGATCTGCCGCATGAGGGACAGGATCTATCTGTGGGGCTTTGGGCTCATAGCATTCAGAACAGACAAAAAGATTATTCCACTCTTTCCTTAGTTCTTTGTATTTATACCTAAATCCACATCTATCACAGATAGCTAGGGAATACTTACCAGAAGCATAGGCCATTACGCACGCCTGTATGATCTCAAATTAGGAGCAACCATTAGAGATGCTCTACTTTCATCTTGATCTGCTGCTCGAGCGAACTCTTCCTCATAGATGCTTTTTAAGATCTGCACTCGATCGGGCGCTCTTTTTAACGCAATGTAATACGCTAAACCTGCGCTTAGGCATGGATAGAACCTAAAAGGCACATTAACTGTATTGACCCCAGCGTCTGCATCTTCAATTCTGACAAGGCGATTAATAATAACTTTGTCTGTACTGTTTTCAGCAGCAGGCCAAATATAAAGCCGAGGCGTTATTTGCTTGTCTAAAAACCATTGGCTTGGCCTTGCCTCTGTATCTTTATTGGGAATGTTCCAATAAGCAGATCTACTGATCTGATTCATTTGAATATCTGTGACTTCACTGCTTTCTGTTCTGCGAAGTACGACATCCAAAACGTCAATGGTTGTTGCCGTAAGATCAAGAAATTGATCTGACTTACTAAGCGTTGTTACAGAATTAGTAACAGTCCATTGGTTCAGTCCCCTGTTTGCCCAATCAGCAAACAACAGGTTCAGAGATCTCCTGGCAGTTACTCCATCATACCCAGTACGGTATTCAAGACCGCAACGCTCAAATGCCTCTTCAATGTATTCAGCTACATCAGGCTCGAAGTCACTACTGCCAGAAGTTGCCATCAGAACGTCTTCAGAAGTTCTACGATGACGGTATAAGTATCTCCGCTACTAGCGCCAATGGTGGTGAAGTTTATATCTCCAGTCTTTCCAGATCCTGAATTATTGGGTATCCCTGAAAATACAGAATAATCATGAAACCCATTTGAATCAGGAGAAAGACCAATGATTAGCGTGTCTGTTGATGCATCATTTAAAAGCTCAACACCCATGCCAACGCACTGCCACCATATTTTAGATACTGCAACCTCTGTACAGGATGTACCACTGCTATTCGCTGTAAGCGTACTTACATCAACTTTGGTCACAGCAGCCTCGCCTGTACCATCACTGATGTTTGTAAACTTTAGAATAGCCCTCTTTTCACCATCCTGGATAGTTTGAGAAGTTACTGCATCAGCCATGATTTTTCTCCTGTCTAGGAGGCTACGTCGAAGCCAGTGATTTCGATAAGAAGACGCCCAGCAGTATAAGTCGCATCACCCGTGCCTTGGCTAACCAGATACAAGAACTGATCAGCTGCAATATCACCACCAGCGGTTAGTGTGCCTGCAGCTTGCGTTCCAGCGTTGATGATTTGAGTTTCAGTCAAATCACCAATTGCGGTGTCATTAACACCAGTGCCTTCAGTTGCTGAGAACAAGTCTATATCGGCGCTTCCACCTGCTGGGGCTTCCACACACTGCATGGTTACACCAAAAACGCTGCCTTGATTGGCTGCAGTCACCTTACCGATGAATGCAACGCCAGATCCATCCTTACCGATGATGTCGCCAGCCGTGCCACCATCCTTCAACCCAGTGAGGTCAATCATAATCGTGGTCT